TTCTCTTATCTCAGGATTTTCTTCAGTATTCTTAACAACATTTTCTTCTGCTCTCCATTCTTTAGTCCCAGGCCACTTACCTGTCGCTCTATATTTCATCCAAGCACAAAATCTTTCAGGATTTTCTACGCTGCCTTTCACTGCTTCAACACAATCTGTAAATGTCCCACCTAAACTTTCAAACGCTTTTTTAAAACTTTCTTTTGTCCAACCTCTTGGTGCCCCACCTGGCAACTGAAATTTCTTAACTTCATCTTCTTTTTCAATATTTTGTAAATTTTCCAAATCTTTATAAAAACCTTCTTCTTCATCAGGTGTTATCTCAATCTTTACTTCATCACCACTTTCTTCTTTCTCTTTCAACTTTTGTTCAATATATTCATCAACATCTTCAGGTAGTTCTTCACCTTCAGGAAGTTCAATACCTAACTTGTCTAATAACGCTTTCAATAAAGCATAACCTATATGAAACTTCTTAACTTCTTCTTTTTTCTCAACTTGTCCTTTTTCTTCTGGTTGCTCTTCTTTCTTTTCCTTTTCTTTCTCTTCTACTATAGGAACACATCTCTGTTGTTCTTCATCCCATTTGTATCCTTTAGGACATACTGGCCTGTCTTCTTGTTTTTCATCCAATCTTACACATTTACCTAAATTCGCATCCCATTTATACCCTTCAGGACATTCAGGTTGTTCTTCTTCATCACCTTCTTTTGCTTCTTGAAACCTCTTTTCTGCTAACACCTTTGCTAATTCATCACCATCTAAAAAATCTTTTTTCTTCTCTTCCATATATTTCTTAACAAAATCAAAACAACAAGGTAAAACTCTTTTTATTTCGTCTAACGTCCATTTTCTTATTGTCATAGTATTAACCTCCTCTAAATTTTTATCTTCAAAACTAATTACTTTAATCTTTTGTTTATTTTCATTATGAAACATTATACTTCCTAAACCCTTTACTGCTGGTATATCTGCTCCTAATAATGCTACTGCTCGTAATACTTTACCTATCTTCTCACCTGTCCTCGGATGTTCATAATCAAGATAAATTTCTGAAGAAACTTTGTCATAATGTCTTAATGCTATCCAATCAACTAATTTGTCAGGCACATCTATAAAATCAGCAAATATTTGGTCCCCAATCCTGTATAATCTCTCAACATAACCAAAAGCAGGTAAACCACTCTCTTCTAATAACTTCTTTTGATTTTCATTGTGTCCTAACTTTATTGGCGGTTCGTGTAATCCTGCTTTGATAAGTGCATTTGTATTCCTAACTATCTCATCTAAATCTTCTATTGTATAAGTTTGTCCTTTCCAAGTCCCTGCTTGAAATATAGGCACATTCTCAATCTTGTTTCTCTTTTGTTGTTTCACTTTAACCGAAACATTTTCTAAAGGTTTGTCTATATGAATATCTTGAATAATAGGTTCTGGCATATTTTTTTCCTGTTTTATTTTTCTAATTTTAATCTTCTACTATATTATTGCACATTTTTATCTATTCTGTCAATCATTTTGCAGTATTTTTCAGTATGTAATAAATCGCTCTTTCTTTTATTTTAAACTTTTCTGATAACAACATTATAATGTTTTTGTTTAACCAACCTTCTCTCTTTAATTTATTCCACAACTTTACAATTTCTTTGTTTCTTTTTTGTTTTAAATCTTTATCGTAATATACAATCATTTTTTACATCTTTTTAAACTTTTTGATTGTTTCTAACAAACTTGATGGCGGATATTTATCATCCCAATCTTCTACTTCCTCATCAATTGTTATCGGCACTAAAATGCTTCTACAATTCCAATGGACTGGCGGTGTTAACAACTCTAACTTCTCGCTTGTTATTGGATATGTTTTACCATCTAACCATCTACAAACCTCTGTTGTCCTCGGGTCAAGTATCGCTGAATATTGATATCCTATTATATACCCACTTACTTCTGGGCTTTCAAAAAATTGTCTTCTACCCATATTAAACACTTGATTTAAATTCGTCCTTGCTAACGCTTCTAATCTATATCCAGGTATCGCTTCCTCTAATACACCACTACCAACATATTCTCTTATAACTTTATCTATCGCACCCATAACCGTCTTTATATCATCACCTCGCAATATCGCATTTTTCAAAATATCTCTATATTCACTCATTATGAAATCTTTTATATCACCCGCTAAATCATATGCGTGTTTGTCAATATAATCTAATACTTCTTCAGGTTTTATTTTCCTTAAATCAAGTTCTAATTGAAACTTCACATACTCACTATATTTCCTTTTGGTCCTTAAAATTTCTTGTCTTGCTATTGACATACCTGTTTCAAAAATCCGTTTTAACCATTCATTAAACAACCTTTTTATATCACCTGTTGTTGGAAACATTATCTTTTCTAACAACTCTAAATTTTTGTTTTGCAATATCTCTAACTTCTGTGTTTGTTTTAAAATTTCAGTAACACCTTCTTGGATTAACTCTGCTATTTTCTTGTTTAATTCTTCAGTCCCTGTCTCAATCTGGTATTTTATCTCTGCAAAATCTACCTTCTCTTCATATTTTGTAAACTTTTTTCTATCAGTCCCTGTGAATATCTTTTTTAACTCGTTTTCTTCTACAAATTCAACCATACCTTCAGCAGGTTCAGGTTGTTTCTCAATCTCAATTTTTTCTCGTTTTACTTTTGGTAATCCTAACCATTCTCTTAATCTGTCTTCATCTTCTTCTATAGGTTTTATTATCCCTGCTTGCACACCTTGATAATACTTGTCAATGATTTTTTCTATATCTTGGCTAATTAATGATTTAAACTTAAACTTTGGATAATCATCAACTTTAAAATTATAATCTACTAACCTTTTTATTATCTGTTGATTTACCGCTTTCTCTGCTACATCACGACCTAATTGCTCTAAATACATTAACAAAATGTCAAAATGAACCCTGCCTAAAGCATATGAACCTACACCTCTTGTATCAGATGTCAATGTTTGTCCTAAAATAACTTTCCTAATCTGTGTATTACAATAATCAATTGCTGCTTTAAACATATCACCACCACGAGCTGATACTTCTTTCATCTCAATCTCAAAATTTTCTGGTATCATTATCGCTGTCTCTAACTTTATTGTTTTTATTACTTCCCAAATTTTTTCTCTCAATTCTTTATCAGCACCTATAGGATATTTCGCTACAGGTATCGGATGTCCAAACTTTTCAAGATATATACCCCACGCTCTTAACCATAATTGTTTGAAATACCAAATATCATATAATGTTCTTATCCTTGATATACCAAAAACATTTTCATATTGTCTTCTAAATGTGTAAATAACAAATTTTTCAACAGGATATTGCCTACCATAATCAATACTTGAAATGTTAACAATACCATTTTCTAAAATATTGTCAAAATCATCAGTATAAATGTTAAAATATTTTGGATTTTTTGATTTTATTGCTTTTAACAAAATTTTGCCTTCATATTTCCCTTTTTCTGCTACTTCCCAAACTAATTCTGATATTGAAATACCATATTCTAACGCACCCATTATCTCAAACAAATCTGCTTCAAAACTGCCTTCTACATTTTCAAAATTGTATTTAACAAAATCTGCTACATATTGGTCTTCTTCACTATTGCTTGCTGACTCTATCTCCCATCCACTTGATAATCTCATTATTTTTAACGCTTCTATTGAAGAAGATATTTCTTCATCTCGCATCATCTCTTCAAAAATCTTTATCCCTTTCCTTCTTACTAATTCATCAGGAACATATGGCACTAATTTCAACCTTTTATATATCGCACTTTCATCTATTGCAAATTCTACATCAATATACGGCTTTGTCGGTTCTAACTTTTTTAATCTTTGTCTTATCGCTGTTAAAAGGCTCATAAAGCCTACCTCCTATTTAAAAAAATTTTAAACCTAATTTCTCTCCTTTCTCAATATCTTCTTTTATCTGTTGTAACCCCGTAAAGTTGTATTCTATCTGATACGCTTTAACTTGTTCTGCTATTTTAATACACATATCAATTGCTTCATCTAATGTTTTACCATAACCTACAACCGCACATATTGAACTAAAACCTGGTATCGCATAATATTTGTCCCCATCTTTCAAATGCTTTCTAAACTTGATAAATTCTCTATACTCTTCTGGTATCTCTACTGCTAACCAATGATTATCTGCCCAATCACTTTCTAAACTTACTGATGCTAAATATTTTACATCTTCATCAATCACAGGATTAACTAAATTGCCTTTTGCTCCTTCTATTATTATCTCATCCCAATTTTTATATGCTACCATCTCACAAGCAGACGGACTTGGAAGACCTGCCCTTACGCAGTTATCTATTAAATATCCTCTTCCTTTCTCATCAATTCTGACTTCTGTTGAATATAGTGTCCTTGCTTTATATTGTTTGAAAACCTTCTTATAAGCATCAGTTATGTCTTTCAACGCTTTTGGCACATTGTTGTAATCTTCTATTTTTGCTACATAACCTGAACTTTTTTCATAACCCCATAAAACTTTATCAGGATATTCTCCATCAACAACATAAAAATCAGTCCCTGGCTCTATCACACCAACAAAATCTTCTATTAAAAATTCAACATAGTTTTTTGCTACTGATAATTCAACTTCTAAATGTTCTAATAACGGCTCTGATGATTTATAATCAATGTGAGTAAATGTTTCTAATGAACCACGATAAGTATTTAACTTGACAACCTTGTTCTTGTTTTCTTTCAAATATTGTTTTAATTGCTCAAAACCTACTATCCTTTCAAAATCTTGTGTTGGTAGTCCTAACTTCTTTTGTAGTTTCTTTGCATAATATCTGTCATTTTCTAAAATTTCTTCCTGGCCTGTCCCAAAAACTAAATAACCTCTTTCTCTCAAAAAATGAACTAAATCACCTAAATAAGTGTCAAAAACTATTATCAAATCAACTTCATCTACATAATCCCAAAACCGCTCTATCCTTACTAACCCTTCATCTTCATATCCCTTACCAATCAACGCATTTAAAAACCTTGGAAACGCATCCTGCCAAGGCACATAATAATATACCGTATCAATTTTGTCTCCTATCAATCTTCGGGCGTGTTCAATACATAAACCAAAATCATATACTAACGCTTTCATTTTTTACCTCTTCAATAAAGATTATCATAATGTGTTATTTTTTCTGAATAAACTAAATTTTCAATATCTTTGTTTTTAAAACTATACCCTATCTTATCCTTGCAATGAGTATAAATCGCATACCGCATCGCATCCATCAAATGGTCATTAAACTTCACAGGTTCATCTAATACCTTACCTTCTTTGTCAATTTTCCACTTATAAGATTTTATTTCCTTTATAAAGTTTGTGCTACTTTTTGTTATTAATAATGTAAACCTCTTAATAAAATCAATCCCATCTTTAACACTATTCTTACCTTTTGCTGATGGTAATATATTAAACCCTGCTCTGTAAATTTCTTCAATCCTGCTCGGTTCTTCAGCATCAGCATATATCGGTCTACCTTTCAAAACATTTTCTTTTAACAATTCTATCAACTCTTGGTTTGTTAAATTTGTCTGATAAACCAATTCTTTCAAATAAAAAACATTGTCTTTAATTTTTATCTCAACTAAAGCAGATGGATTGTTATAACCAAAATCAAGCCCGTAAATTACCTCATCTGCTTTCAAGTTGTCATAAACATCATCGTCAATCAACTTGTAATTTGTATAAATAATGTTTGATAAATTTACATATTCGCCTAAACCATACATTGTCCAGTATTCTTTGTCAACATATTGTAATGCTTCAAGTTCTCTAACATAATCTTCAGGCAAAAATTTAATACAATCTTTATAAGTTGATTTTATTACATCACAATTTTCATTCGGTATTACTATCTCATCAACCCAACATCTTACTGGGTTCAACGCTAAAAATATCTGATTTATCTCACCTTCTTTATGTGGTGCTGATAACC